CAATAAATATATTATTGTAGATTCTGGATTAGGAAGTGATATTGATTCGGTTGATGAGCATTTAGTAAATCTTGCTAAACTCATTAAGTCAGATAAAGACAAAGCACAACAAGAGTTGCAGAATTTAAGACAGACAATGCATCTTATAGTATCTGGAATATCTCCTAACTATTTAGCTTTTGCAGCTCTTATACATTCTATCGATGGAAAAGTTGTTGAAGATTTATCTGATGAAAATCTAAAATCTATAATAGAAAAGCTTCAGAAGGCGAAGCATTCTATGATAGTAAGTATTCTTCTGTGGGTCAAAAAAAAACTGGCCACAGAACTTGAGATATATTTTCCTAATAGTTTTAATGATGTAAAAGACAAAGAGGTTTATGATAAGATTAAACAACGTACAATCCTTCAATTAGAAAGCATAGTAAAAGGAATAGACAATGCTGATAAAATTGAAGAGATTGATGCGTTTTTGTTTAGCTTACATAAACCTAAGTCTTTTAATGGTAAAACTTCAATTGAAATAAAGTATGATAAACAGTTTGAAACTGCATGTATGATTATTAGTCAAAAGTCTAATATGAATGCTAAGAAAATGACAGTTTTAGAGTTTTACAGTACGCTTAATAATTTATCTAAACAAGCTGAGGCTGAAGCTAAAGCTTATAAAAAAGTAAGGAGATAAACTATGGCAGCAGATGACGATAAGATAAAATTTAGTGACTTAATTGCACAAGATGATACTATCAACTATATGATTCTACAGCTTGATGATTTAAACAAAAGCTTTGGAACTGTAGTTAATGCTATACGTGCTGGTGCTATTAAAATCACTAATGCTCTTAAGAATATGAGTGGAGCGACATCAGAAGGAAAGCAAGCCATCGATGATGCAGCTATTGCTGCATCTAGACTTGAAAGAGCCCAAAAAGAATTAGCTTTTGCTATGACTGATACTGGAAAGCAAGTTGCTTGGCTAAAAGAGCAAACAAAAGATTATAATGCTTCTTCAGTAAACCAGAAAAAGATTATAACATCACTTGAAGGCTCTTATAATAAGCTTAAAGCAGAACTTAAAGATAATGTAGAATTGTGGAAATCTTTGAGTGAAGCTGAAAGAAATGATGCTGCTATTGGCGGAGAAACACTCAATAAGATTCTTGATATAAAACAAAGACTTGGAGACTTAAATGAACAGATGAAACTTCAGGTTACTCAAATGTCTGAGCTTGAAAAAGCACAGCAGAGATTAACTTATTTGAGAAGTGAAGATGGCAAGAAACTTATTGAAGTTAAAAAGCAAATAGCTGATTTATTAAGAGGTGAAAGAGAAGAAAAACAGTCTATTGACCAGCTTGCACAAGCTAAACAAAAACTTGAGCAAGCCCGTTCTGAAGAAAATCAAGAACTGCAAAAAGTTAATGCAGAAATAAGACAAGCTAATCAGTTAGCTAAGCTTCAAGCACAGCTCAATAATTCAGCAGTTGGTTCTTATAATCAATTGGCTGCGCAGTATGAGATTAATAAAATCAAACTCAATGCTATGGGCCAACAACAAAGAGCTACTACAGCTGAAGGCAAAAAGCTTGAAGAAGAAACACTTGCTATTTATCGACAGATGATTCATTTACAGGAAGCTACAGGTAACTATAGACTTTCTGTAGGACACTATGAAAAAGCTTGGAATGGACTTGGATATGCAATGAACCAAATCATTCGTGAGACTCCATCTATGGCAGTTTCATTGAATACATTCTTCTTAGCTATTTCAAATAACTTGCCAATTTTATGGGACGAGATTGATAGAACTCGTGAAAAGAATAAGCTTTTAAGAGCTGAAGGTAAACCAACTCAATCAGTCGCAAAAACAATTGTTGCATCAATTTTTAGTTGGCAAACAGCTCTTATTATTCTTATCTCTGCTTTATCTTATAATGGCGAAGCTATTTTAAAGTGGATAAAAATTGCTTGGAAAGGCCAAGATGCAGTAGCTGATACAGGTGATGTTATCAATAGCATCAGCGATAAAATCGCAAAATCAAATACACAGCTTGGAGAACAACTAGCATCATTAGATAAACTTGTAATTGGATGGAAAAATCTTGGAGGAAACCTCAATAAACAAAAGCAGTTTATTAAAGATAATAAATCTGAATTTGATAAACTTGATGTATCTATAAAAAATGTTCATGATGCTGAAAATCTTTTAGTTAATAATACTGATGCTGTTAGAGATGCTTTATATGCAAGAGCAAAAGCAACAGCCGCTATGCAGGTAGCTGCAGAATATTATGGAAAAGCTATCCAAAAGCAATTTGAATTTGAAGAGAAGTATGGTAGCAAACCGGGTGGTTGGCAAACATTCTTTGCTGGAGGTATAACAGGATGGTTTAAAGAAACAGTTCTTGGAGAAGAAGACAAAGAAACTAGAGAAACTTTAAAGCATATTAGGCCAAAAATAAAATCTCAAGTTGAAAAAGAAAAAGCTTATTATGAAGATTATGCTACAAAAGCAGTAAAAGAAGCTGAAAAGCAGTATGCATTAATCGATAAAATATATAAAAAGTTCGGATTTGATTATAGCCACAAGGATGGAGGCATAAGTAGAACTGGACGACAGAGAGATTTAACTGATACCATATGGAAGAATGACCTGTCAATTCAAAAGAAGTATGAAGCTAGTATAACTATGCTTCAAAGAGATGAATTTGCAAAAAGAAAGCAAGAAGCAGTAGATGCCGCAGAAGCAACTATTCGTGAAATGCAAGAAAAATTCCGTAAGAACCAGGTATTCTTAGCTGGAAAAGAAGGCACTAAACCTCTTACGCAAGAGCAAAAGCAACAGATTGAAAAACAGCAAAAAGAAATAGCTGCTATTATTGAAAATACTCGAAGAAAGCTCAATCTTGATTTGCAAGATATTGAAGATGAAAGACAGATTGACGAAATAACAAAACTTCGTCAAACAATGAAATTCAGATATGATGCCGTAGCTGATGAGATTGAAAAAGAGAAAAAGCTTAGACTGCAACAACTTGATGATAGAGAAGCTGCTTACACAACGAAAGCTGCTACTACTGACGATGACAAAGAAGCTGTAGTTACTGGTACTGCATCAAAAGAACAACTTGCTGCTTGGCATAAAGAACGAGTACAAATTGAGTCACAATATGACAAGATTATACTTGATTTGAGAGCTAGACAGATTGAGGGACAGCTTGAATTAGTACGAAAAGGCTCTAAAGAAGAAAGGCAACTACTTCTTGACCAAGTTGAAACAGCAAGAAAGTTAGCATTAGCTGAAAATAGAGCAAAACCTATTGAACAGCAAGAGTCTGAGTCTCATATAAATGCTAGATTTAATAAAAAGAAAATACAAGTTTCTGGCAGTAGTCGATTAACTAATTTCACACAGCAACAAGCTTTAGCCAAATCAGAATTTGATTTAGCAAAACATACATCTGATGAAATAAAGAAGTACGAGTTGGAGCAAGAAATTGCACTGTGGAAAGAGAAGATAAGATTAGCAAAGACAGGAGCACTTGATTGGTCACAAGCACAAATTGACACAGCTCATAATACAGTTGCTAAGCTTCAACAAGAATTAAGCAAAGTAAATGATAGCTTAAGTTTTATCGGAAGAGTCGGCAAGTATGGTCCTTCTGGTGCTTTGTTAAGCTATATGGGTTTTGATGATGATGGCCTACAAGCTTGGAATGATGCTGTTAGCCAAGTTGTTAGTAATCTTCAAGAAATAGCTCAAGCTGAAGTTGATATTGCTCAAGCAGCAGTAGATGCAGCTGAAAAACGAGTAGAAGCAGCTCAAACAGCTTATGATGCTGAAGTAGAAGGACGTAACAATGGCTATGCAAATCAAGTTGCAACTAAGAAGAAAGAACTACAACAGGAGAAGAAGAATATGCAAGAAAAGCAAAAACTTCTCGAACAAGCTCAAAAGCGCCAAGAAGCTGTTAATACCTTAACACAAACATCTTCTCTTATTACTGCATCTGCTAATATTTGGGAAGCTATGTCTGGTGTACCTATTATCGGCCCAGCTCTTGCATTAGCAGCTATTGCAACAATGTGGACTAGCTTTGCAGTTGCTAAAGTAAAAGCTAAGCAAGCAACAAGAGCTGCAAACCAAGAATATGGTGAAGGTGGTCTTGAATTCTTAGAAGGAGGCTCGCATGCTTCTGGCAATGATATAGATTTGCATCAGAGAAATTCTGAAGGCAGAAATATGAGAGCAGAAGGTGGAGAAGCTATGGCTATTATAAATAAGCGTAATACTCGTAAATATAAACGAGTTTTGCCTGATATAGTTAACAGCTTAAATAATGGTACATTCGAAGAAAAATTTGCTAATGCTTTTGCAAATGGCGAAACAGTTCAAAATAAGTTTATACAAACTGAGTCTAGAGCTGATTTAACTAAGCTTGAAAATGGAGTTGAGGCTATCAAAAAGCAAAATTCAGAAAGAATATATGCTCTAAGTGATGGTAGAACGCTCATTGTAAAAGGCAACGTAAAAACTTATATGAATAATTAAACAATAGCTCCAGAGTAGTTTAATCTACTCTGGAGATTAACTTTTAAACATAGTATAAAATGAATAATAATATATTTTATTTGCTTAAAGGAGAACAGCAGACAGCTACAAATGGCCGGTTTAATACTAGTACTGGCGAGTTTGAAAGTGCTACTTCAGTTGGCCAGTATTGTGTTACATCTTGGCTAACTGGCTTAAGGCCTATTGGCAGAAAACAAATTCCAGTAGGTACTTTGTTTCCGCCAGATATAAATGTAAAACAACTGCGAGTATTTTTCTATGATAAGGATGTTAATTATTTAGGCTATACTATACACAGTGGTGGAAGCTTAGTTGACTATAACTTAGTATCTGATAGCGTGAGACTAAAAGCAGAATATATAAGATGTGATTTTGTATTAGATATTTCAAGTACTGAGTTATCACAGATGACCCAAGTTGAAATTAGCAATATGCTTACTCATGTTTGGGTTTATGCAGGTTTTAGATTACTTGGTCCGCATTACAGTAAACTTGAAAATAAATATAAGAAAGAAACTGGTCAAGTATTTTTTAGAAGCTCACTAGAAGGTTCTATTAAAATATTTGGTACAGATTTTGATTTCATAAAATCGCAGTCTTTAGAAACCAAATATTTACTTGTAGTAACAAATAATAGTGGAAAAGTATTAGCTTTAAATTCATTTGTTGAAACAGACTGTAAATTAGATGATACGAGGCATTCAATAGAGTTGAAATTATCACCTATAGATAGGTATTCAAAAGTAATGAATAACTACGATAATACTTATGATTTGATTAAGCTTTCACCAGCTATAACTCCACTTACTTTAACAAAGCGCTTACTATATCAATTTTATATTCAAGGTGCTAATTCTGTATCATGCTATGCTAATGGAACATATTGGGAGCAAGATACAAATGAAGCTATAGATGACGCTGATGCTCTTGAAAAGAAATATTATTTTGCCAAGAATTTTAGCGTACAGGAATTCCTTATTACTGAAGAAATGAGTTCGAAATATGCTGGAACTTATTCACATGTACCTGGAACTCCACCTACTACGTGGGTTAACCAAACTAATGGTGATGGACACATAAAGATGATAGGTATATCTGACTTATCACAAGTAGCAAGTGGCCAAGGTGGCGTAACTTTTAGATGGTTTAGCACAGGAGAAGTAGTTGACCCACATGCGATAGGCGGCTTAAAAAATGAATGGAAATTCGTGTTAAAAATATATGATGATAGAGCATTTGGAAATTTAGGAGTAGCATTTTCGCAGTGCATATTTGCTATGCCAGATTGGAGCGTAAATTCTGATAATGCACACATGGGTAGTGCTGGAGAATATAAATTTAGTATACATAACAGCGCTACAGATGTTACAGTATTTAGTCTTGATGTTATAAATTACACTATTTGGGGCCGTATACTAGCAGATGTTGACACAGCTGTAGAGCCATCGTCTGGACAAACGAAAACATTATATGATTTGCCAAAAGATGATTTTGTATCTGAAAGGGTTAATTATAGAAAATGCATAGGCTTAATAGGACTGCAAGTAAAGCAGACAGCATATACTGTTACTCATCCTACTAAATATGGTAGAAATGACTATGGAAAGTATTTTACTAATAATTTTGTAAATGCTACGACCAAAACTGCACATATGCCAGTTCCTATAAGTAGAAGTTCATGGGCTAATACGTCTATATGGGCAATTATACCTGATGAGTGGTCTTCATTCGAAAGTCAATTTAGAACGCAATTTACTTTAAAAGATGCATTTTCTTTGGCTGATACGATAAAAGCGTTATTACATAAAATAGACCCACTGGTGAAATTTGAAGCAACAGCTGAGTACAGTAGATTCTTTTATGAAGGAGATACATCAACTCCTATTATACCTTTCGATGGCTCTAGAATTGGATATGTTCCATTTATAGCTCCAAAATCTAATGTATTAAAAGGCAATTATGACCAAGCTGCACAAAAAGCAGAAATAACATTTGAACAACTCATGAATATGCTGAGAGACTGCTTTAGATGTTATTGGTATATAGATGACAGCAATAGATTAAGAATTGAGCACATATCATATTTTATGAAAGGTTTATCATATGCCAGCCCTAGTTTACAATTTGACTTAACTAAAAAATATGATAAGTTTAACAAGAAAATAGTTCTATATGCTCAAGAAGCAACTAGCTACAGTAAAGAAGATTTAAATTCAAGATATGAATTTAGCTGGATGGATGATTCTACTGATACATTTGAAGATATGGAAATAGATGTTAAATCGTTATATATTCAGTCAGATAAAACAGAAGAAATTAATTCTGAAGTGTTCTCTACTGATATTGATTTGATGTTGTATGCTCCTGATAAATTTTCTGAAGATGGCTTTGCTCTTATGATGGCAGATAAAAATACAGGACGAGTTCCTATTGCTGCTGTTTCTGGTTTAAGAGATGACGAATACATATATACATACAGCGTTACACCACAAAACTATTTATGCTCATGGCTATATCTTGCAAGGTATTATATGCTAGATATGCCTGCATATCGTATAGAATACACTAGAGCACCATCAGCTGATGCTTATAGAGTAACTGGCATAAAGCAATGTATGCAACAAAATGTAGAATTCCAAACTGATGAAAAAATAGACTTAAATAAAGCTATTAAAACATCAATTGGAACAGGAATTATTGATTCTGCTTCAGTTAATATTGATACAGGATTGATAAATGCAACTTTGGTTTTCAGTCCTAAATAAAAGCAAGGTTAAAAATATATAAAAAATATTATGAAATTTTTGTATTTAAAAATTAATATGTATATTTGCGATATGCAATTTAAAAGACAAATCCAATAGTAAAAAGCAATATGGCAAACCCGATATGTATATCACCATTGAAGTTCTATGATGACTTCCATAAGCAAAACCGCTATCGCAGTTTTGCTTATGGCCATATTGCTCCGCTTATTACAAACCCAAATGTAGTTTCGCCATTTCAGTTAATAGTATCTGGAAATGTTTCAGAAGTATACGTAAGAAGTGCGAGTACTAATAACAGAGTAACTGATAATGTAGTTGAAAGATTTAAAGATGCTGGGTTGAGAAACATATCAAAGAATGATTATAACATATTACTATTCTTAGGTATATTTCCGCTTTCAGGTGTTATCGATTATGAAGGTCAGTATTGGCTGGAGATACATTCTGGTGGATGGTACTATTCAGAAGTATTCTGTTTTGATAACAGTATTGATGATTGTCTTAAAGTAGAATACTGGAACCCAGAAGGTGATTTTGCTCTTAAAAATGGCATAATACTATTAGGCAGTGAGAATTTTCATTTTATTCTATTGCTTAAATCTGAATTGGGCAAACCAGAATATTCGTTTGAGGAAGAGGCTACAAAGAGATTAGGCTATTCATTTATTGAAAGCCAAGTTTCTAAGAAAACATATAAGTTTAACGCTGTTATTCCTGAATATCTTTGCGATGCTATGAGGATAATTCGTCTCTGTAGTCAGAAGAAGATAACTTGTAAAGGTGAAACTTATGATGCTATAACTTTCAATATGGAAGTTGATTGGCAGGAACAAGGAGATTTAGCTTCAGTAACTTGTGAATTTGATGTTGATAATATAATCACTAATCTTGGTGGCTTCAAGCATGAAAATCTTGGAGGCGATTTCAATAATGATTATAACAATGATTACGATATTGAATAAAATGTTGTAACATAGAGAGTTAAAAACTTAATTGTTTAATTTAAAATTTGTAGATTATGGCTGATACAATCGAAAAGATTTATTGCACAGATGGTCGCGAACAGAGATTATTACCAGATGGTAGTAGATAAAACTCCTGAATTACTTGTTACTCTTAACCCTGCCCTTAAGAAAGAACAAGAAACTGAGACAAGGCTTAAAGCTGTTGAAGGTTCTGTTCAAGAAGTGAAAGACTTAGTTAAAACATTAGTTGAAAAACTATCATGAAAAAGATTAAATACATAGTTGTGCATTCATCGGATAATGAAGAGCACAAAATCGAGATTAAAGATAAGTTTTCAAGAACTGCTAATGCAATTATGAATGCACCAGGCTATCTTGAATATATCAAAAAGCATGGTTACCATTTTACTGACAAACTTGCAGATTATGCGAGCAAGAAAATGGTTAATACATCTGGTAGTGCACATTCTTGGACTACAGAGCAGTTAAGAAGTATGCTTGGTCCATTTACTCCAACTCATAATGAGACCTGTGGAGATATGGCATATACTGCTAATATGGCTTATGCCGATTTCTATCCAGCAGTTCTTGATACTGTAGACAAGTGTGTAACTTATGCTAAGTTAGTAGCCTCAGACCCTGATGGCTATGAAGGCATGGAATTTATGAGATGGACCAGTGATGCTATTGGTAAATCATTAACATTAAACTGGGAGGACTTTATCTAATGGCAAGAACATTTGAATTTGAACAGATTAGGCTGGTTATTATTTCAGCTTTTAGCTCTCTATTGGCTATACTAACACCAACAGAGGGCTTTGTGGTAGCTCTCATTATCGGCTTTGGATTTAATATCTTCTGTGGAATGAGAGCAGACGGCATATCTATATCGAGATGCAAAAATTTCTCATGGAATAAAGCACAGAAAGCTATACTTGAATTGGCATTATATTTCACAATCATATATGTTATTTATAGCATTGTGTATGCTTGTGGAGACAAAAAAGAAGCAATATTCGCTGCTAAGATTTTAACGTATATTTTCGATTATGCTTATGTTTGCAATGGTTTTAAAAACCTTATCATAGCATATCCAAAGAATGTTATTTTCAGAGTGATTTATCACTTAATAAGATTTGAAATTATGAAAGCTTTGCCAGGTTACTGGAAGCCTATTATAGAT